CATCCTCTTGATCCTCCTCTTGTGGTTCTTCTTCAGTTTCTAGTTCACTTGTCACTTCAGTTTCTGGTTCTTCTTCAGATACTTCTGGAATTTCGTCACCAAAAAGTTCTGCACCAACAAGTGGTCTTGCAGTTTCGATTCTTTCTGCACTCTTTGTGTATAAAATTTCTTTAATTTTATCGCTGATAGAAGCTGCAGAAGCGTCATCAACCATCATATCCATTAAATCATCCATGTTAAGAAAGTATAATATTGCCTAATATTTATTTATATCTCTCCACCTTCAGGTGCTTCCGTTGCAGAACCTTGACTTTCAAGATCTGGTTCTGTAATTGGTTGACCTAGATCCATATTAGGATCCATTGGTGCACCTGTGTTTGGATCAACCATCGCATTTGGATCCATTAAAGATCCATCTTTGATTTCTTTTTTAATTTCTTTATCAATCTCTTTAATATCATCTTCAGTTTGCTTAAGAACTTTAGTACGAACAAAATGATTAGAAAAATACTTACCCATATATGGTTCCATTGATGCAACAACACCAAGTTGTTCATTTAATAATTCATTCTTCTTAAGATCTGAGAAGTGATTATCATATAAGAAATCATATTGAATATGATCTTCTAAATCATTCCAATCTTCTGGAGTAATAATATTTTTAAGAATTAATTGTGTTTTCAACATATCATTGAATACACCAGAGAATCTTTTTCTTAATCTACCCACAAACTTAGTAAATTTAAGTTCATCTCTTAATATTTCAGATGAACGACCTAAGTTAAATCCACCTTGACTATCTAATCGACTTGATGGAACATTTAATGATTTGTATAATTTTGCTTGGAAGTATTCAATATCTGTAAGTTCACCTAAGTTTTGTCCACCAGGTAAAGTTGTGATTTCAGTTCCTCTACCACCCTCTCTTCTTGGTAGCCAGAAATCTTCCATCATACTCATATGTTTTCTATCATCACGAATTTCACCAGTAGATGCATCATAAACTAATTTGTTTCGATAACGCATCATAACATCACGAAGATATTGTTCCGCTTTTACTTTAGGAAGATTACCAACATCAATATAAAATATTCTCCTTTCTGGAGCTCTTGATAGTCTATAAATCACAAGACTATCTTCAATCATTCTTAATTGATTAAGAGCTTTAATTGCTTTTTGTAGATAGGAAAGAACTGTTTGTTTATTACGATCAACTAAACCTGATGTACAATATGCAATTGCATCCTTAGCAAACTTAACGGCGTCCTTTTGTTGTCCTGTGACTGCAACAGAACCATATTGATTTTTTTGATATGAATGAGGAGTGTATATAAAATATTCTGTTAAACCTTCAAAATCTGCATTTAGTGGATCATTACTAGCGCCTGGATTATTGCCTGGCGTATATTGTATTGCGTTTGCACCACCTTTTTTCTTTTGTTCTCTTACATATTTGATTTTAAGAGCATCAATATATCTAAGTTCTTAATTCCTTCCTCTGGTTTTTCTAAATCTATACTTTATGATAATATATTCTTCCATCTACATACCAATTACGAAATATTTCATGTGCTTTCTTATCAAAGTCTAACATTTCTTTGATATATTGAAACTCTGAACGAATAAGATCTTTAATATTTGGCCCTACGTTTAAGTTTTCAAGATCAATTTGAACTGGAGAATCATGTTGATCTGCAACAATAGCTTCAATTATAATATCTTCTATCGCAGAATCGACTTCGGGATGGAGTGCCATCTCACGATACCTACGAATTAAATCATATTCTGTTTTAAATACGCCCTCTACATCAAGATATTGCCCATAAAATCCAGACGCCAAATAGTAGTCTGCACCGTCCTCATTATTTTTGGGAACAGGTGAAACTACTGATGGTGCTGATTTCTTATACGAATCATCAATCGAGAAACCAAAAAGTTGTGCCATAGTATAACTTCTATACCTATAGTGGTATTTATATTATAACTTAAACTGTGATATTTATCAACTAGAAACTACCTGTTGGGCCAGCTACTTCATAGAATAGGTAGTTGAATGTAACTTGGAATTCCTCAATTTGATCTGTAGCACCAAAATCAAGTGGGATAGAACTTACTGTATTAGGATAAATTCCTTCAAACTTGTATGTTCTCAACACTTTTTCTGGGTCACTAGGATTAGTTCCTTCTCTACTCAACTGTGTAACTAGAGCGCTTCTTTGATAAACTTCTGGACTAATTGTACCTTGAGCTGTCTGTAAATCATTAATTGAATTACTCCATTTCTCCATCGCATCTCTGATTATGAAATCAGTATCGTTAATGATGGTCACTGTCCAAGGATCAAAGGTACGATCTCCAGCAACAGGAAGAACACGACCTCTATATGGAACAGGAATATTACCCAAGTTTGATGCTGGAATCTCAGCTGCCTTAACTAGAAATGGAACTTTATCAGATATATCTGTTAAATTTATTCCCAGTTCCTCTGGGAAAGCAATCTCAACTTCAAATAAGTTAGCTCTTGCACCACCACCAGCTAGTCTAGATCGAAACTCTGTTATGTTTCTTTGGTTAAATGTTGCCATTTTCTTTTTTAACTCCTTTTGTTATTTAGTGGGACTTTGATTAAACTCGACCAATGACTTCAGAGAAGCTAACTCCAGTCCTAGTTGCAACAAAGGTTAGACCGATGAAGTTAATTGAACGTGCTGGTTTGATAAAGATATCGCACTTAAACTCGTTTGCATCAATTACATCAGGTGTGTTATTTGTTTCATCACAAATTACAACGAAGTCTGTAATACCTCGTTTTGCTTGAACACCACGGAGGAACGGTTCCACAATATTACGGAAGTTCGCTCTTGTGATTTCATCGTTGAACTCAAAGAGTTGAGTTCTTGCAGCGATTTCGATTCTTGCCTCTAGATTCAAGAATAGACGACGAACGTTAATTCTATCGAATGCAGACGCAATCGCTAGTCCTGTCTTATCACCAAATAAGAGGAATCCACCGCCAGGTGAGAATATCACTGGGTTGATTCTCTTAGTGTATAAAGTGTCTCTCTGAACTTTATTAGGATTATATGCAAGTTTTACTGTGTTAAGTATATTTCCTCTTTGAGGCCCAGCGGGTGAGAACCAAGGGAACTGTTCCTCAGATGTTCTTGCCATCAATCCAGCAATATCACCATTTAATGGCATAAACTGGAACTTGTTATTAAATCTATCGAACTGATACTTATAACCAGAGTCAAAGACTGCGAAGGATGATGATGTAATTGGATCGTAGAACTGAACAACGTTAGTTGTTTGTGTCTTCGCACTTGTTACGTTAACAACTGTCTCTCTGTTTGGAGAGATAACTGCTAAACAATCCTTTCTTGCCTCTGCAATTGCAATCAATTTATTTGCTTTTGCTTGTGATTCTGCTTGACTACCTGTAATGCCAGGGCCTTGAAGTAAGAAGTTAACTGCATATTCTGCTTCGTTCTCAAAGATTTCATAACCACCCATGATTGAACCAAGAGAACAAGAGTAACCACCCTCTGTACTTACACCAGAATAATCTTTACCACCTTGTAGTTCGTAAAGTATATTACCACCAAAGTTGAAGTCCACGTCTTGTGCGTCTTGACTCCAAGTGTTTTGAGCTGTTGATACTGGAGTGAATGCAGTTACAATACCAGATGCGATTGTTCCGTTTCCAGTTGCGATTCCAATAAAGATGTTATCAGAGTTCTTTGAAACAAAATCTTTATAGTAGATTGCATCTCCAAAGGAGTTCTTTGCATCATCTGCCTTTGATAAGAATGTAAACTTCTCAAGAATTGCACCTGTTGTTCCAGAAATCTTTCCGCTGTCATCTACAACTACAATGTGAAGTTCATCATTTGAACCTTGTCTTGCAGCAGCATATCCACTTGTGCCTGGTTTATCAGCAATCTCAGACCATTTTACAGCACCGTTCTTTAACTGAATGTACTGATTATCATACCAATCATCAACTTGGAAGACTGACGCACAAGTTGAAATACCAGCATCAGGGTTTGCAATGGTTGAACTATTAGATGAGAATAGAACGCCAGGGCCAGGTAATGTGTTACTTGTTTTTGTTCCTGTTGTGAATGCGAAGATTCCATCTTCTGTATAATTTACTGGGAAGATTGTTCCAGCAGCAGAAACATGATTTACAACTTTAACATCAACTGTACTTGCACCAATACCAGTAACAAGACCTTGAACGTATCCATCTGCGGTTGATGTTGTGCCAGGGCCAACAATTGTTCCACTGATGGGTTGTGTAACACCCATACCAACACTGATGTTTGCTACCACATGAGGTGTAACATGAAGTTGTTGGTCTGCAGCACCGTCAATGTATGCAACCTTCATTCCGTTTGCATAACTGCCTGGGTTTCTTGCAGCTAATCTATATGTAACAGCGTCTTCGTAATTATTTTGATAATCTTCAAAAGATTTAATTTTAAGACTTGAAGTTGATCCAATACCTGTTGGATGTGTTGTAGGCATACCACCTACGTTTGCGTTATTTAAATTCGCACCATCTGCTCTAACGACTCTTAATATACCACCGTACTGTAAGTAGTTTGCAGCAGTGTACCAATATTCGTATTGTCTATCGTTTGTTTTTGGTTTTCCAAAAAGATCGATCATATCTTGCTCATTCTCAATAAGCAAAGGTTCTAGTACAGGGCCTCTTTCAAAAGGGCCTACTATTGCACCTGTCTGATCACTTATGGAGTCAATTCTACCAACCGTAAGGTCAACTTCCCTAACCTTAACGCCTGGAGATACTAAACCTATGCCAGCCATGTTTTTCTCCGAAGTTCCACGTTGTTTTACTAAATTTATTTATGAAATGCTACCTCTCTAAATGGGGAAACATGACGTGAACACTACCAATCAGGGTAAATGTCTACTTTTTCTTTTTTTCTTCTTCCTTCAGAAACTCTTTTGATTGAACATCTTTTACACTCATAAGCATACGCTGATGGTACATTTCCTC